CGTTCCCGGCCTGGCTGTACCAGCGGTTCATGCAGGGCGGCGCGGGCTGGGACAACCTCGACGACGACCAGCGCGCCTACTGGGAGCACCAGGCCCGCGCCGTCCGTCGGGCAGTCGAGCGTGGCGGGTTCAAGCCCGCAGGGGTCGGGGCGCAGCAGCCGCAGGAGGACGAGGACCGCGTCGTCGCCTACCGCGGCCCCGGCTCCGACACGCTGCACTGCATCGGCTGCGCCCCGACCCCTGCGGGCGACATCTGGACATCGGTCACCGCCGAGGAGCTGGAGCACGGCGGCGGCTGCACCGTCTGCGGCGTGGACCTCCTGATCCCGCAGGAGACCAACCGTGGCTGACACCCCGCGCACCGACGCCGAACTCCTCGCCGAGCTCGCCCCACTCGTCCGCGTCATCACCGCCGCCATGCACGAGACACCCATCACCCTCGGCAGCCCCCAGGGTGCCGCCGGCCTCGCCGCCGTGATCGCCGTCCGTGTGGCCGCGTACGTCGGCCGTGAGGTGCTCCCGCCGCCCGACGAGGAGACGAAGCAGCTGCGCTTCCGCGCTGAGATCGCCGAGACCGAACTCGCCACGCTCCGCGGCGGCATCCGCGAGCTCGGAGGCGACCCGACCCAGGTGCAGAACCTGTACGCGCAGCTCCGGGTGCGCACCGGCCAGTGGAAGGCAGCGAGGGACGCCAACACTCGGGTGCGGCTCGTCGCTTGTGACCCCGAGTCGTACGAGGACCCGGCCGACGTCATCAGGGCCGTGTGCCGGGCCCTCGACGGCGACGAGCAGACCCGGGAGCAGTCGTGATCGCCGAGGCCGTGGACGTCGCGCTCACCCTCGGCTGGTGGCTCTTCGGCTGGATCGTCGTCCTCGCCGCCGTCCTGTCGATCGTCCTCCTCACCGGCTGCGCGGTCGGCGCGTGGGCCGTACGCGGCGTGTGGCGCAGCGTCGTACGGCCGTCCTGGGCCCGCGGCCGCATCACCGCCCGACGGATCGCATGCCGCACCCGCCGCGACGACTACCAGGAGGCCGCGTGATCGCCCGCGCGCTGGCCGCCGGCATCTGCTGCGCCCCGTTCATCAGCGCTGCCCTGCTCGGCCTCGGCCGGGCCGGGCGCGCCCTCGCCAACCTCACACGAAGGGCCACCCGATGAACGGCCTCCCGCGCTGCGACCGCGGCCACTTCCTCCCCACCACCGCCCAACCCGGCCAGACCTGCCACCACACCCGCTACCACTCCCACCGCGAGGCCGGCTCCGACCTGTGGGGCCAGGGCCGGCACGTCTACGGGCGCAGCATGACCACCATCCAGCTCACCGGGAGCTACCTGTGACCCGCCACCAGGCCATCGCGCACGCCTGCCGCGCCCTCGCCCTCGGCGAGTTGGCCAGCGCCACCGTCCTCGCCATCGACTCCCGTTGGCCTCTCGCCGCCCTCGTCGCCTGCACCGCGCCGAGCCTCCTTGCCGTGGACGCCGCATGCCGGCGCGCACACCACCGCGCCCGAGCGGAGGCGCAGCGCGAGGAACGGAAGGGGCGCGGCGAGACCCCGGCGCCGCTCGTGCCGTGCTGCTCGTTCTGGCGCAACAGCGACGGCCAGGTTCACGGCCCCGACTGCACCCGCCTGCCCCTGCCGCGCCGCGACAGGTACAGCCTCGACCCCGCCGGCCGGGCCGCGTTCGACGAGATCACCCGCAGCTACGACGACCGGAGCACCGCATGAACCCCCGCCCCATGGTCGGCGTCGGCATGCCCGCCGCCCTCCACCTCGAAGCGTTCGGCCGGGAGGTCAACGACGCGTTCGGCCACCTGCCGTACCTCGTCGGCACAGCAGCCGTCGGCAAGACCTGGCGCGACGTCGACGTCCGGCTCATCCTCCCCGACGACGAGTTCGACGCCTTCCTTGTTCCCCGACCACGTCCGGCCGTCGCACCAGGACGGCCGGTGGGGCCTGCTTTGCGCCGCCATCTCCGAACTCGCCCGCCAGCGCACGGGCCTGCCGGTGGACTTCCAGATCCAGCGTCAGAGCTACGCCAACGACCGCTTCCCTGGGGTGCGCCTCGCCCTGGGCATCCACGACAGGAACGGCCAGTGACCGACCGCCACACCGTCGACACGATCAACAGCGACCAACTCGACGCCCCGTACTACCGGCTCGACCAAGCCCGCAGCGCTGCCGCACTCCACCGCCAGGGGCTGCTCAGCACGACAGAGCTGCACGCGGTGATCGAGGCCGGCGTCGAGCCCGGCCCGGCAGCGACCGAAGCGACCGAGCCAGCCTCGTCCCCGCTGCGCGACCAGCTTGCCGAAGCCTTCGCCCGCTCCGACGGCTGGGCATGGGACCCGGAGCACGGCAGCCCGTCAATCGAGAGCGTCTTGCGGTACCGCAGGCTCGCCAGGGCCGCGATGGCCGTCATCCTGCCCGCCACCCGCATCACCGCGACGCTCGCCCGCATGTCCGAGGCCAACGTCCAGCACGTCATCACCGTGACCGAGGCTGGCCCGCCGTCCGGGACCGTCGTCTCGGGCGAGTGGGAGTCCGGGTGGGACGCCGCGATGGACGCCGTACGCAACGCCCTCACCCCGCCCACCGACCAGACCAAGGAGCAGTGACCATGCCCAACTTCAACGCCACCGCCGCCCGAGCCGCTCGGCGCGAAGCCCTCGGCGAAGCCTGGACCTTCGACCTCGACGGCGAGACCTTTGCCCTGCCCACCGAGCTGACCCGGACCGCCGCCCGCCAGCTGCGCCAGCTCGAAGACCACGACGTCGACGGCCTGCTCTGCCTGCTCATGGGCGAGGAGCAGTACGCCCGCTTCGCGAAGCGCGAAGTCACCATGCAGGACATCGCCGACATCCTGGAGGCGTACGTCAAGGAGACCGGCCTCGGCATGGGCGCCGAGGAGGAGGCCGGGGCCAGCGCCACGCCCGCTGCCCGGGACTGGGAGAACAAGCTCAAGGCCGAGAGCGAGCGCCGATACGGGGCCGAGCTGGAGCGCGATGGCGCGTACCGCGAGCGCGCCCACCTCGTCGCCCTCCTCGCCGCCATGACGGACGGCGCTGTCATCACCTACGCCACCGACGTCGACGAGCCGGGCTGGCAGATCGTCTACCTGACTTTCGGCGGCCGCCAGGCGAGTTGGCACATCAGCCCGCGGGACGCCGACCTCTTCGCCCACGTGGAGCGGGTCGAGCACGACGACCCGCGGGGCCACTGGGACGGCCACACCACCGAGGAGAAGTACGAGGGGATCGCCGCATGGACGGCCTACCTGACGCGGAGGTGCGGCCCGGCCTGCGCGGAGCAGCACACCGAGCGCGGACGCTGCGAGATCGAGAGGAACCGATGACCGTCCGTCTGGAGATCCTCGGCGACGACGGCGAATGGCACTACGTACCCGGCATCGCCTCCGTCGAGTTGCACCAGGAACAGCCGGCCACCCCGCCGGACGACGCGTTCTGGCGGCGCCACGACGCTCTCGACTCTCTGGTGTTCATGACGACCGCCTTCGAGGAGACCCGGCGGCCGCGCGTCATCAACCAGGACGGCAACCCCGTCCGCCCGCGCACGGACCGGCCCGCCTGGCATTCCACGTACGGACCACCGAGGAGACGCTCGTGAAGCTCTACTTCGTCCGCAGCGACCCCGTGCAGGAGGTGGCTGCCGAACCCGGCACCCTCGACCTGCTCACGGACATCCTCCGCCCAAAGGACGTCGAGCCGCGGGCCACGCCTGAGTTCCTGACTGCCGCTCGGGCCTGCGGATGGCCCCTCGTGTACGACGAGGGGATCCCCGCGGGCGTCGTGCACTGTCGGCCGAGCAGACCCGACGCCGTCGCCCCGCCCACCCTCGCGGAGATCGAGGAGTACCTCGAGGCGCTGATGCGTCCTGCGGACAGCCAGCCCTGAGCACAACGAAGGGGCGCGCCTCTCTCGACCTCCCCAGGCCAGGCACGCCCCATCCGGTGGCCATCACGATACGCCGCCCCACCAGCAACACGGAGCCCCGATGACCACCACCGCCGCCACCCACCTCCGCACCATCGCCCTCCACTGGACCGACCTCCACGAAGCCGCCGGCCAACCCGTCCAGGTCGGCGCCTTCGGCCTCGGCCTCCGCGGCTACCTCGCCCGCCTCGACCAGGCCGACGCCGAACAGATCGAGTACGAACGCCACCAGGCCGCCCACCTCCGCTCCCTGGAGCGCGACCCGATTCAGCTCGGCGACCGCCCCGTCCCCGTTCGGTTGCACATCCTCGACACCATGCGCGTCGTCGAGGCCGCCCTGGTCGCGTGCGCCGACGACATCGCCCGCCAGGTCCAGCGCGCACCCATCTCCATGCCGACCGCCCGCACCGCCGACTACCGAACGCTCCGCGAGGCCCGGATCGCGTACGAGGACCGGCAGCGCCGCACCGAGCTGGCCCTCGCCGACCAGCACGACCCACGCCGCTGGAGGTACACCGAGCGCCGGACCGCGACTTACGCCGCGCTCTGGCTGCTGGCCCGGGTCCTGCGCGCACCGGGCCCGTGCCAGCGGATCACCGAGGAGCACGAGCAGCACATCGGGAACGTCGCGGCCGGCGCCGCGGCCCGAGTCGAGCGGGCGCTGGACATCGCGGCGCAGCGGCGGACCCTCGCGGAACCGCACGGCTGTGGTGGGGAGATCGACGTGCACGGCGGGGAAGGCCGCCAGCCGCTCGCGCACTGCACCGGGTGCGGGGCGATCTGGTCGGAGGGTGGCGTCGTGGCCGCGTAGCCGTGGCATCCTGTCGCCAGGCCCGTTTTCCTCACGTGAGCGAGTCCGACGGCGCGTGACCGCCATGGCTGCTCTCGGATCGGACGTATCACTGAGGCGCGGCCCCTGCTCGCCACGGGAGTCACGTCCCACGGAGGACAGCCCGCTACCTATGGGTACAGACGGGCCAGGGGTCGCAGAGACTTCACTGAACCCCGCGTGGCCCGCCGTTCCGCACCCCTTGGAGCGGCGGGCCCCTGACGCCTCCGAGGGCGCCCCTTCGCGGGGACCACGACCGTACGCCCAACCCGCCTGGCCAGAAAAGCCCTGTGCACTGGCTTGTTCTACGCCTTCGGGTGCCGGGCCGACTTCCTCACGGCTGCCTCGATCTCGAATCGCGGCTTCTTCTCAGCCTCGGCGTGCTCGGTGACCGCGGCCTGCACGCCGACGGCCAGCTGACGCCAGTCTCGCCACGCCTGCTCGTACGTGAGCGTCTGCTCATCAGTCCACTCCACCTGAGTCGGCCGGCCGTACTGGTCGCGGAGGGCGAGCACCGCGGCGTGCGCCTGGTCGGCGGCGCGCTGAAGGGTCACGAGTTCGTCGAGGGTGTGTGCCACGTGCAGGGATCCTACGTCCGGACATGACGATGCCCCCGCCTCGACGTGAGACGGGGGCTCGGGCGGGTGCGGCTACGGCCGCCACTCCTCGCGGTAACCGGGCCGGTCCGCGTAGGGCAGAGCGAGCAGGCGAACGACCGGGCAGGACGTGAACGTGATCCCGCCCGCGCAACCGAGGCACGACTGATCGGGCTCCGGGGCGTACGGGCGGTGGACGACGAGCAGTCGCCGCTTGGCGTCGAGCTCGCGCAGCACCCGCGCCGGATCCCACTCCGCGATGTGGTCGGCGCTCTCGCTGTAGTCGACGACCTCGTCGGTGGGGTGCGTCGCGTAGACGCTGCCGCCTTCTGCGTGCCACGGACCGGGCTTCGCCTCCCGGGCGATCCGCTCGTCCTCGTCGAGCTGGGCGCGCAGCCACACCGCGAACTCATCCATCCGGCTAGCCCTCCCACCCAGCAGCCACCTCACGGACCGTCCGCACCACCGCGCGCGCCAGCTGCTCGCCCCGCTCCTTCGACAGGCCGACCTCCTGAACAGCAAGGCCCGTCTGATACGAGAGCCTCGCCGCCAGACGCTCGCCCAGGCTGTCCTCCGCCTCAATGCTGTCCGACTCGGCCTGCTCTGTGGTCGGCATAGGAACTCCTTCGTCTGGTGTCGCGAGGTCTGTCCGCTTGCCCGGCCGTGGCGGATTCGCCGCGAACCACACGGCCACCTCATCGGCACGGAACCGGGGCCTCGTACTGCCCTCACCCTCGACGGGCTTCGGGAAGTCGCCGCGCGTCCGGTACGAGTGCACCGACTGCCGGCTGACCCCGTGCTCCATCGCGATCTCCGAGACGGTCATCAAGCGCGGAACCCCCTCGCTGTCAGGGCTCTTGGGCACGGCAACATCCTTCCCGAACCTCTTGACGTTGTAAAGAGGTTCCTGCCAGTCTGGCACTGCACCAACAGAACGGCCCCGGTCGGTGTGTGAGAGCCCGGCCGGGGC